TCCCAGTCGCTCAATGTCGGCCAATTTCATCTTCCAGCTGCTGCCAAGGCAGCTCCGTTATTGAAACTGCGGCTCCATGATGCTGATTGAATTCCGCCACGAGCCTTGCTCCACGCATAACCTGCTCTATGACCGGAACAGTCTTTGGTACAGGGCGAGCCCAAAAATGTCAGTTCGTCCAACTGCTGCTGACCCTTTACACCAATGACCATGTGCCGGCGATAAGCAGTTTCAGGATCTTGTAGTTTCATTGTACCTTGATACAGCCCAGAGTCCAGGGGATATTGATCCAGGATATCTTGGGGCCTGTGATAAACATTTTTGCTGTCTGCTTGGTCACGACCCTGTAAAACAACCAATGTACCGTTGGGAATGTGCTCAAACCACCCACGATCCTGAATATCATTGAGGCTGGCATTGATTACCACACTGGGTCCTGTGAGTTGTCTGTAATCCAGTCGGTTGACGTCGGCTCTCATGGTTTGAACATTGTTGACGTTCATGGCTCTGGTCAATTGTTGACTGCCTCGAAGCCACTGAGAATTGATGTCAACATTGATTATTTTGTCTACGGGTACCGCAGCACGATTCAATATCACAGACATGTTGCCCCACCAACTGCCCAGTACATATATCACTGGCACTGTGTCAACCATATTCGCTGCCAATATATTTTTTAACTCGCGAGCCAGCCACAGTTTGCTGAACACCAGGTCTGGTGTCCAACTGCCTTCAAAACTGTAACCGCTGCTTTCTTCTAGCTCGCGAAATTTCATACTCTTTCAATCCTAAGAATATTGTACTTACGGCTTCCGCACTGGTCTCTAAACATAGTGTTAATGGTTGTTTTTGGCAAGTCTAAATCTAAACGTGTACCTTCTTTTATTGACCCATCTTTATAGTATACTTTATAAATTGTTTTTGCCCAAACTTTGTTCTTATTCCAGGGTTGGCGCCCTTTTAATGATTCACTACGTTTTTGGTTTGCTACTTTTTGATTAATTTCTTTTTGCTCGTTTGTTACAGGAACATATTGATATGTTTTCATACCTTTATTCCACGGTTCTTTACCTTTACGTTGATCACTCCAAATACGACGTGTAGCATCTGAAGGAACCCATCCACTTTGTCCTTCGCCACCTGCAGTCATATTATATCCATTGGGCCCAAATGATTCGTACAATCTAATGTATTCTTTTTCTTTAGCATTAAGATCATCTAGATTATTGCAAGTATCTAGGATTTGCCAGTCAAAGGATTCAATTCCATATTTGATGATTGCTCTATGAAAAGCAAATGTGCTTTTCTGTTTCACAGATGCAAAATGCCATGCTTGTCTTACTTCAAGAGATTTTTCAGTCTTACCAATGTAAGATTTTCCATTCACTTTATTAATGGCACAATATATCAGCATAGAAGTATTTATGCTTCACTTGAGAAACATGGGTTTACTCTTTATCGGTGATAGGACCACCTTCTACCCAGCCTGAACAAGTTCTTAGTGCGTTACATTTAAATTTTAAAAATCTACAGTAACCTAGTTTACCAGCTTCAATGATATCCCAATCATCCCCTTGACCAATACCTTGATCAATACAAGTCAAAGTTTTTTGTGTGATATCAAAAGCAGCACAGTTACCACATCGAGCAGACTTTGCCTCTTCAACATTGGTATTCCACTGGTCAGCAATTTCTTGCCAATACTCAGGATTATCTTTAGTGGGATTCAGTGGCCCATAATGATATTCATCAATGGCCTTTTGACGATTTTTCAAATTGAGGTCAATGTTTTGAGTGGCTGGTGGGCAGCCTTTGGTCACTGCTTCCAGAATATTGATCAAATCTCTCATGTCAATTCTTTCTAATGTTGTCTACTAACATTTGACCACCTATCACAGTGCCATATGTTGAATCCCAACTGCCGGCCACAAATACAAATTTGTAGGCACCAGTCACAGGTACCGTATTGGTCACTGTTGACCAACTTGTACCTTCTGAAGCATTTGCGCCAGCTGACCGCAACAGGTTCAAATATGCTCCTGTGTCTTTTTCAACCATGTAAGCAAACAAATTGTAAGCGTCGCCGCCGGGCAGTGCTTTCCAAGAAAATGTTATGGTGTCACCTGAAGTAAAATTAATAAAAAAACTGCTGTAAAGAGCAGGACCGTACATACTGGCTCCAGCGTTCACCACACCCAGCTGTTGATCGCCCATGTACAGATGCATGCTCTGTGTTTCTCCATCTGGAGGTTTGTCCACGGTGTCCAAGGCATATCTAAAATTTGGCAGTGTTGTAACCGAAGTAGCATCGCCTGGAGACCCGTAAGGGTTGGGCAAAGGGTTGACAGGCGTTGGAAAACCAGCCAGCGTGCTCAGGCCTCCAAATCTAATTCGAGTTGGTGCTATGATCCAACCAGTGATGCCTTGTTCAAATCCCAAATTGGGAAACTGATCCACTGGTGTTTCAGGGTCAGGCAGCGGTGGACTGCTGTTGACAAACCAAAATCCCAGTCGTGAGCTTCCTTGAGGCATTATGAGTAGTCCACGGTGAGTGTAGCATAGTAATTGGTGCCATCATAAAACACATTCAACATGTCAATGGCGCCTGAGTCAATGGTCAGTGTTTGAAATCCAGACGCAAAAAGATATGCTGTATTGGCATCCAGTAATCTACCGCCGGTACTGTCTTGTGTTAATACCAATGTGATCCATTGTCCAGCAGCAATGTTGGCCACGGGCAAGAGAGTAATATTTCCAGTCAGTGTAAATTTCTGAATAGATCCGTTGTTGCGGTCGGGTGTCACATTGCCTGTAGCATTGCCACCGTTGTACACTGTTTCTGTAAAAGTGTTGGTCACAGTGGCATTACCATTGGTGACTACTACGTTGATACTGTTGCCAGCGTTGACATTCAAGATACCTGTGTTGGTCACAGTGGCATTGCCGTTTGCTGTGCCCACAGAAATACCATTGCCAGCGTTGACATTCAAGATACCTGTATTGGTCACTGTGGTATTGCCATTGACGGTGGCCACAGAGATACCGTTGCCTGAACTCACAGCCAAGATACCTGTGTTGGTTACAGTCACTGCTCCTGATGAATTATTGACTTGAATACCGTTGCCAGCTGATAGACTGATTACTCCATTGAATGACCATGTGATTGTTTTGGTACCAGAAATTGAACCAATGCTGAGTCCTGGACTACCAACAAAAGTCACAGTGTCATTGACAGTGGTAGCCCGCACTGTGTTGGAATCAGTGATGTTTATGATACCAAACCCAATATTTTTGGTACGAACAACAGTGGTATCTGTTTGGTCAACCAAGGTCACAGGCGAAGCGCCCAGAGTGGGGATGACCGGTACAGGAGGTGGTGGTGCTGGAAGCGGGCGTGGTCCTGCCACTGGCAGTGGCGGAGGAGGTGGGGGCGGAGCTGGTACTGGAGCGGGCGAACGAATTATTGTCATTATAGTATTCCTGCAGCACTTTGTATGCTGCGAATAGCAGCATCGTTGTCATAGGTTGGTTTGACTGACAGGCCAGCTGCCACACGCATTTCGTTGAGATCACGTTCTTTGCGTTCTCTGTAATCGTGCGGACTCAGCGGCACCAACCGGGCAAATGTTTCTTGACTCCAAGGATAAGTTTTGCCTTCGTAGTGTAATTCCCAATCATTGGGAGTGTATTCAGTAAGTGTGCTGAGATCATCCAGCATTTCTTCGAGCTGTCGGGGCAGACTGGATCTACGACGCAGTTCTATATAAACAAGATATCGATTGGGTTTGATTTCTCCAGGACTTTGATCAGCATCCATGACCCAATCATAGCCTTTTTCAAACCAATTCATGAGATCTTTGGCAGCATTTTTATCCCGTACAAAGAAGCTGGCCACACAAATGTCATCGTCTTCGCCCATTTTGGCCGCAAATTCGTCCACGTGAATGGTAGGCTTCATTATGCCTTCAAGATCTTTGTAATTCAAACTTTCAGATAGCTGGCGGTACATTGGGCACTCCTGCTGCAGGTTGTGGAGCAAGCGAAGCCTGTGATTGCTGTGCTTGTTGATTGTTTTGATTTTGTTCTTTGTCTAGATCAGTCTCGTAAGCCTGGTCCAGATCTTCGAGATCAATTTCTTCGTCTTCCAACTCAATTGATCCAGTGCGAATGTCAGAGATCAAATTTTTTGGCATCACAATTTCCACCAGCCAAACTTTCTTTGGAACCAGGCGAGCTTTGTGTGTACCGGCTCGATAATCACTGGGTGTGTCGATCTTGATTGGAATCATTATAGTGGTCTTTTTCCAATTGACTTCACAGTCAAAAGGCAACAAACGTCGGGCACCACGTGGATCAGGCATGAGATTTTTGGGCCACATAAATGTACAGCCCACTCGATATTTGCCAATCACTGGCCCTTGTACCAATTCACCTTTGCTCCAGTTTTTAAACGCATAAAGATCCAACTCATCCAACACACGTTCAAAATCCAGCAAGGTCAACAAGCTACCTTCACTGAGGTAGATGTCTTTGATGTTATCGGCTACCAACCAATAATCTTCGTGATTTTTGAATATTTCTTTGTCCATGACACAGTATTTAGCTTGCTCAAAACATAAGCCAGTCTTAGAAACAATGTATTAAAATTTGCCGTAAAAAGCAGTAAGAGAAATATTTATGGACAAATAATTACTTTTGAGTCCAGCTTTTAATTTTATCCCAACTGCTCTAAATAGACATGTTAGAACATTCTAACATCTACACAGATAGGAGTAATACTTGAGTAGAAATCGAGCGCAGAAAGCACAAAAAAGAATGGCACAGGTACCGGTAGAAAACATCATTGCGTTTACGCAAACACCTAAGGCGGCTCAACGTCGCATAGACTTGGTCCCTCGAACACGAAACCAAGAAGCACTGGTGTTGGCTCTACAAGATACTGCTGCTCACATTGTGGTCACAGTTGGTCCAGCAGGCACAGGTAAAACTTATCTGGCCATGTTGGCAGCTATAAAATCTTTGAGACAAGGAGATTGCGAACGAATAGTACTGACTCGCCCAGCAGTGGGTGTAGAAGGCGAACAGCACGGTTTCTTGCCGGGCAATTTGATTGCCAAAATGGAACCATGGACTAGACCTTTGTTAGACGTCATGCGGGAATATTATCGCCCTCAAGACATTTTGGCCATGATAGAAGATCAGGTCATCGAAATAGCGCCCCTGGCCTACATGCGCGGTCGAACCTTTAAAAATTCATGGATTATTGCGGATGAAATGCAAAACGCTACACCAGCACAGGCCAAAATGCTCATGACTCGCATAGGGTCTAACAGTAGAATTGTGATCACAGGGGATGTGGAACAAGCTGACAGATTTAGCCGTGACAACGGCTTGTTGGATCTGTGTCAGCGTCTTGAAACATCCTCGGTCCGAGGCATCACAGTTTGCCCCATGGAATTACGTGATGTCCAACGACATCCTATCATTGGATCAGTGATAAAACTTTACACAGATCAGGAGGTGATCAAGGCATAAATTTGTTGCCAATTGTCAACTTTGGGATATGGGCATTGATGATCAACATTGTGCCCATGTTTCACTAAAATACTGCGCAAGCCCAATCTATGACCCACGTCAGCATTTTCGGGCTTGTCCTCTATCCACCAAAGCCCTGAATCACGAAATGGCTCCAGTGCTTGATCTTTGTCAGCTCCAGTGCTCAAGCATGTCAACTGCTCAATGGTACCAGAACCAAATGCTCTGTCCAAAGCTTGCCGTCTAAATTCTTCAGCAGATTTCAACTTACTCAAACTGGTCACACAATGAAAATGCCACCCTTCTGACCTTAGTCGGGTTACATATTCCACACTGTCTCTCAATGGCGGCAAAAAAGCAATGGCCGGTGATTCGTTGAAATCTTTGATCAATGTTCGGCCAGTGGGTTCATCACATTCATAGCGTTGATGAATCAAGTATTGATCTTTGCCTCCACTGCGCATTTCATACCCGCGAGTTTGAACAAAACGGTCAAAACCCCACTCCCAATCAAACAGTACTCCGTCGGCGTCAATCAGTATTAGTTTTTGTTGTGTCATCTTTTTTAACCTCAAAATCTACCGCATAACCGTTTTCAGCAAACAGTCTGTCCATGGTTGATTTGTAGTGTTGATAGTAATATTCAGCAATGCGGTTGAAGTCTCGTGGAACCTGTGTGCCATTGAGGCTGGCTTTGATCACTTCCAACTTCTTGAAATCCAAAATCACACTGCCAGTGGATATATCTCTGTTTTTGAGATTTTTGGCCACGGCCATGACTTCGTCAATTTGACCATTGGCTTTTTTGTAGTATGTTATAACAAGATATCTCATTGAATTTGACTGAGCTCAATCAGTGTAGCACTTAAATTTATCTCCACATCTGCCACCGAAGCATGATTCACAATGCCATTGCGTATGATCACAATGGCTTGATCTTGCTGCTCAGCAGTGGATCCCCACAGTTCAAGATTGTCGTACATCCAGCGAAAGATGTCTTCGGCTTCTTCGGGCGTGGCACTTTGACACAGCAATGTACGAGCGCGACGTATTTCACCACGTTTGAAAAGATCCACACACTCCAGTCTCCAATCTCGCATGCTGCGGTCAGCATCGCCTGGCGCTGCCAGTCGGCCGCTTTGCGAATTCAGTTGTGTCATATTCAAACACTTGCGTAGATCAGGATAAGTGGCTTTGACATAGCTGTCCAGCACATCCAGATCAAACTCTACGCCTTCTGTGACCAGCACAGTGGCCACTCTGGCAGTGAACTCTGTGTGATCAGTTTTGGCAATGTGAAAACCTTGACAACGACTGTGTAAGGGCGGAATAATTTTGTGGGGATAGTTACAGGTCAACACAAATCGCACTGTGCGTTCGTAGTCTTCCATGAGATTGCGCAGAGCTGGCTGAACTGATTCTTTGTTCATGTAGTCGGCTTCGTCAATCAGCACAATTTTAAAATTGCCAAACGGCATGGTTTGACAGAATCCAATCAGTTTGTCAACCCACTCAATTTTGCGACCTTCTTTGGATCCGTTGACATACATCACATCATATTCGTCCACGCCCAACTGATGAATCAACAGTTTGGCCAGTGTGGTCTTGCCTGTGCCTGGTGCACCACTCAGCATCAAGTGCGGGATACTGCCGTCGCGAATCCAAGCCTCAACTTGTTCTCGCTGTGTTTGATCAACAAACACATAGTCTTCTACATTTTTTGGCCTAAATTTTTCTACCCAGAGTTCTTTCATAGTTTGTGCCGTTGGTTAGTGATTCAAAGTCAATGCGCTGATATCCAGTGCTTTCAAATACACTGCGATTATGCTGGATTATGTCAAGATTGTCAAGCCAATGCTGATGCCAACTGTGCTGAGACATGTTCAAAAGTCTATCCAATTCCTCAAGATATAGAGTCAGTCGGTACTGGTCATTGACCAGATCATAGCTGTAATCAATAAAGTCAGGCAACTCAAATCCCAAATTCTGAATGGATTGTATCAGTCCTCGATGCCCATAAGGCAATATAAAGTGTCCTTTGATCAAAGGATCAAAAGTTTTTTCAGTGACCAATCGGGTTGTGCCATGTTCCAAAGTTTCGCAGTAGATGCTGATGTAACTGTGTTGATAATACTGATTGTGAACAGGACTGTAACCTTTGACTGGACAAGCACTAGGATCCAGCCCAAGCACTGAATCTAGATCAAGATCTGAACCATAACGATTACTGATCAGCATGCGATTGGGCCAGTGACCAATGTAGCCCTGTTGTGACCATTTGTTGGCCACATGATCAATTATGGCTGCTCTAGCTGGTCGATTGGCATAGCGTTTACAAGGCATGACAAAAATTCTATTGGGTGTTTTGTCAATGCCACACAATCGGTAATCCATTGGCTCAGTGTAATACCACACAGGTTGGCTGGCAAATTGATAGTGTTGATAAAATGCTTTGGAACGATTGAACATCCAGTTGCTGCTGATTATTTTGGCATGTTGCTGATCAGAGTCACATTCTACCAACACATAGCTGTCCAGCCAGTCAAGCCAGTCTACATTGTTCCAACCGTGAATTTTGTTTTCACTGGCATGACAGATGTCTACACACAGTTTGAGTTTGCTGGGAATAGCAGCAACAGTTTCGGGTGATACTTGACTGCTCCACAGCACAAGATCCAGATCTTGTTCAGCGGGTTCTAGCACATCGCCATTGAGTTCAAAAAATTGATTGGCAGCATGTCGATTTGAATCTTGACAAAGATTCAAAGTGCGGTAAATCAAATCATTTCCTCAGCAATGCCCAGTATTTCGGCCATGATCAGCAGCACACCTGCGGCCACAAGCCAAGTGCCAGTGAGGCTATACCCTGCTGTGACCACACATGCTCCGGCAGCAATGCGCAAAACACTTTTGATCATGCTGGCATAAAAATGCCCTGGGCTGGTGTCGCGAGGTTGAATATTCATTTTTTCCACAGTTGTTGAATAGCACGCCACAGGTTAACAAAACGCCAAGCGCGATCATTGAACATGGCAGGGTGATGGGGACACCGGCCTTGTCTATAATCGCAGGCTGCACTGTATTCTTGATTACAAGTGGTACATTTCATGATCATCGAGTCTGTATGTAAGGGTCATGGCCCAAAGACTTGCTGGCATCAGTGGAGTTGGATTTCAATAATCGTTCAGTTTCCAATGTCAACACACGTTTGCGGAGACTAGAACTAGAAAAGCTGTGGTCGCGACCATTGAATACCAGTTCAATATTTCGAATAAAGCATTCTTCTTGTCCACTGAATTCTTTGTCTTTGTATTCTACTCCCAGAATTCGAACGTCAACAGGAAGAATAAGCAGTAGATCCACCAAGTCCTGCTCAGTGGAATACACTACTACCTCATCAACGTAGCGACAGGCCGCCAGCTGGATTTGACGCTCCACAATGCTTTGAACGGGACGATTTTTGGTTTCTGGGCGATCGATAGTGGGATCAGTCTGTAGTCCACAGATAAGGTAGTCACAGTGATTCTTTGCTTCAGAGAGCATGGCAACATGCCCAGCATGGAAAAGATCAAATGTGCTGAAGGTGATGCCAATTCGCTTGCCTTCTGATTTGAGTTTTTTGATGTGATTGAATATCATCTTTTGAGTTCTTGCCATACCTGGCGTTTTTCTAACTGGGTCACAAAGTCATCTTCGTCTGCGCCAAAGTGTGGCGACTGCCGTAGCATTTGGTCCAGCTCGTGTTGGATTTGTAGCAGGTCTTGTTTACAACTCCAGGCCGAGAATCCATCATTGTACCTGCTGTTGACTTCGGCGCTACAGCGTCGCAACTCGCCAATGATTCTGGCCACATCCCAGGAGATTTTAAATCCCATGATCAGCGTCGGGATTCAACGTGAACAGCGTCACTCATGGTGTCATCCTGTGGCGCCTGATCAGTGACCAGGAGGATGTCTTTGGGATCAATTTTGCGTATGGTTTTTGCGCCTGTTTCGTCTTCGACTTCTACTCCGCGTGTCCAACGCCCGTGAGCCACACAGATCCATTGTCCCACTGTGACATCATGTTGCCGGGGCCCAACTGCGTACACCCTACCCCATCTGGGACGAATGCCTGTGCCTTTGCCGTTGTCGTTCAACAGTATGATACCAGAGCTGGTTATCCTTTGATCAAATACCATGTCGCTCACAATCACAGTGTCGTTCAATGGCTTGAATTTTTTGATAGAAATTTGATTGGGATCAAACGCTTTTTGAGTCATTATCGGCTTTCTTTGGGTTGATTGGCACGAGACAGTGCTCCGGCTATGCCTTTAAGGGGTGCTGTCTGCTCAATTTTGGCCACAACAGGTTCTTGTGGCAAGTCATCGGGCACAAGATTGGATTTTTTAACAGGGCGTTCGGCAGGTCGAGGTGTGGATTTGGCTACAACTTGTTTGTCAACGCCAGCGTTGAGATCACGATTGACCTGACGATTGCGCGGCATGACCACTTTGTTTTGATTATCAATCACGTCTCCGCGAGCATTGACTTTCATATTGCCCACTGCTCGTGTGCGCTCATTTTGTGTCATGATTGCTCCAATGTCCACAGTGCGACCTTGAGCTGTTTTATAAAGTTTTGGCATGTGTATCTCCTAGATGATATTTAACGCAGAAATTCTGCTGGATCTAAATCATAGTACAAGCTGTCAATTCTATGAACTCCTAGTTTGTATAGAACATAACTGGCCACACTGGATCCGCGGCCCACTCCCCAAACTAGATGATGCTCGGTCATGACGTCAACAAGATACTTGAGATAGCGCAACAGATTGAACAAGTTGCGTTCTTGATACATCAATAGTTCTTGGCCTACTCGCTGTAATTCCTGATCAGACTCACACAGACTCAACGCATATTGAGCAATGTCCAAAGTCTGATATTGTTCTGGCATGAACCAAACTTGCTGATTTCTGTGATCAAATTCTTCAGTGGTCATTTGATCAACCAGTTCGTTGTACCGCACAAAAGCTGGCACGTCTTCAAGTATTTGAGCCGCAGTTTCCAAATCAACTGAATCGTCTACCAATGCTTGGCCAAACTGTCGAATCTCTTGCCCACGCATCACAGCATCGCAAAGATCACTTTCGTCCAGTATGATTTCTCCGTGTTTGTTAGTTTTCATCTCTGTTGAATTTTACCACAGTATTGGCCACTATGTCAAGAGATCTGTCAGTGTCACTGTTCCATTCTAAATCATAATCTTGCCAGCTGGGCACCCGCCTTAGTTTCACAACATTTTTTTGATTGGGCTTGAGTTGTATACAGTGATTTGGACCGCTGTCGTTCCACCAGCCTGTGCCCAGGTCAAAAAAAGTTGTTTCTTGATCACTGTGTAGGTAGTGAATATTGTCGCCTAGATCACTCACAATGTCCAATTCTTTGACCACAAGTCTATCTTCCATGATGGCATTAAACTTGGCAAACAACATCAACCCAACAATTTGATCAATAGGCTGTTCGGGCAAAGTTGTGATGTTGATGCCAGCTGCGTTGAGTTTGTTGATGGTGTCTGTGTCATTTTGATGTACAAACACTGTGCTTTCTAGTTCTTGGTACACAAACCACTTCAGTCTGCTGATGGCCACAATTTGATGTTCTTGATCATTGGTGTTGGTTATCAAGCTCAATGTCACACCATAGTTGTTCATCTGTAATCGGTCTTCGAACCATATACCAGACCGCCAATCCATGTTGTATTTCAGTCGTATGTTCATGATATATCAATTTTGGAGTCAAAGTCTGGTGTTGACTGCCCAGGCTGTGGCCGATACAGTTCGTTCAGTTTGATTTGATGCTGTGCGCGATAACTTTCTATGGCCATCATGATTTGTCCGCAAAGATATCCATTGCCTGATCTTTGAGCAATGGATAACTTTTTGTAAAGTTCGCTTAACTTTTTACCGATCTCTTCCAAAGAGAGCTTGTTGATATCGTGTAAAAAAGGATGTTCCATATCTGCCTTTGTGGCAATTATACAGAATTGTTTGACAAAAATCTAACAGTTAGGCAAAAGCCACACCGTTGTCACTGATAGCATACCATTTGTTGTTGACATACTGTAGCACACAACTGTCGCCAATGTCTGTAAAACTTATAGTACCTGTGCCTGATGATTTCCATCCTGCATTGGTCACTGTGATTACCATATCACCGCCGTCGGCTGCCATGGCAAACACTTTGATCTGTCCTGGTACTCCAGCAGCCAGTGTGGCTGTTTCGTTGGTCACTGTTGAAAAGTAACTGGTTGTAACACCCAAACTAGCAGCAGCACCGTTGCCCAAATCTTCGCTGGTGTTGCTCCAGGCATTCAGTAGTTGGCTGGTGCTTTCAACCATCACTGCGGTGCCACCGTTGATGCTGGACAAATAGAAAGTATACACACCCGCAGATCTGGCAGAAAATACATTGCTGGTAGTATTCCATCCCATGATGCCTGCTGAGTTTACATTCACTGCTGCTGGAAATGTCACAGTATGAGTGGCACTGGCCACTGTGACAATCAATTTCAGCGATCCACTGAGTCCAGCAGCTGGCCAGTTGGTTAAGTTGAAACTGATGTTGCCAGAAGTGGTCACTGTTTGTACAGCTCCTGCTGCGTAGTTAACTGTGACTGATCCACTGGTGGTACCCAAAGCTACCACAGTTTCTGACACATCTTGGCTTTGATAGTTGTAGATCAAACTGCCATCAAAGTTGTTGTTGAGCGTGGTGCCAGCCAGGGCTCCTTTCAATATAGCATTGTTTTGAAGATCAGTGATCTCGTCTTCAGCATACTGAAAGTTGGTTTTGATATTGGTAAAATTGTCTCTAAAACCCTGTGAGTCGTTGTCTTGCCCAGCCACTGGATAAGTGCCGTCGATATTGTTGGGATTGATATTGCTTGCCATCTTGGTGTCCTAATTCCTTGCTGTATTTAGCAGGTCAACAACCTGCGACCTCAGTTATGTTCTCAGTCCAGTTTTGTTAAATTCTATCGCGCCAGCACCATTGACTCCGCTAAAAGTGTTAAATGGCATGTATGCATAACGATTTGGTCCGCCGTGTAAACTTTGAAAGTCAGCATAATTGGTAGTGGATACTGTGTCGTATAACACTCCCACTGTTGAGTCAGATATGATTTTCTGACGAATTTGAGCTGGTGTGGCCCTGGGGTAAACTTGTAGCAGTTGTGCCACAATGCCTGCTACATTGGGGCTAGCCATTGACGTGCCAGAGATACTGCCAATACGAAACAAAGAATTAAACGGGTAAACTGTAGATGCTCCAAATGCATTAGTGGTACTCATAGCACTTACTATTGCAGAGCCAGGGGCATAAACATCTACTCTGGGTCCACTGTCGCTAAAACCACTTTTGGTTTCTGGACCAATTTGGGTTGCGACACTACCAACACAGATCACTCCAGGCACTGCGGTTGGTGTGCAACCCTGCATGTAGTAAGTTTGAGAGCCATCTCTCAGAAACCAGTTGTTGTAGTCTGGTCCACCAAGTACATCAAGTGTTTGATAAAAATTGCCAGCTGACCCAACCAAACAAACACCTTCTGCCAACAATTCGGCTACGTCAACATCTGTGCTTGCTACCCTAGTTCCAAAGACGCTGCCGGCCCCAATCATACCATATTCGGGTCTTGAAGTATTGCCTGACCAAGACGTGCCTCGATAGTTTCCGCCATTGATAAATTGAAAGGTATTGATGTAGGCCCAACTCATATTGACCACGGTGGGTCGTTTGTATCCAGTGGCTGGATCTATGTTTTTGTAGCTATGCCATCCTTTGATACAGTCAAATGCATTTGTTACACTTAAACCCACAGTGGGAGATCGAGCCAGACCGTTTACAGTCATCACATAGATGTCAGAATTTTTGGCTCTGCCATAAGTTTTGCCTGCAGCAATACCACAAACGTGTGTGCCGTGCCCGTCGTAGTCTGTGTAGAAAGTGGCAGGCATAGTACCTGGAATAAGTGAAGCAGCAAACCAGTCAATCTGTTTGACTCTGCTGATTCCTGCTGCGTTGGTAAATTCTGGGTGATCAACTTGACATCCAGAATCCTGTACAACAAAATCTACTCCAGTACCGTCTAGTGGATAGTTGTAGGTAAGATTGCCAGCGGAACTTGTAGTGTTGTTGGTGGTTGAATTTGTTCTAAAAAGACCCCAATTGATGGCTAGATTATTTGATGGATTGACACCCGAAATCTTATAGTACAGCCCGCTCTGTGCTGCTGTCAATATCATTTCTATGTCAGTGCGATGTTCTGGTGGTAATTCCACACAATACACTCTGGGATCTTTGCGTAAAGTTTCAGCTTCAGCATCAGTCAAATCATACCAACACTGACGCTGGCTAGTAGGACGCTCGTTGGCAATTTCAACACCGCGATAAGGAACGTAACCACTGCCCAGACCAACAGTTTCTATTTCGTGCCAAAACGCATCGTAATCTACACCTGTGTTGAGAGCTACATTGTAAACAGTCATATTAAGTTAACCCAGGCACCATTTTCATATGCTTGAACTTTGTTTAAACTTGTGTTGTAGATCATGTCGCCATTGGAGGCTATCAATGCGTCTCTTTGACCGGTGCTAAGATTAGGCAACCGGAAAGATCCGCCGCCAACTACCCTCACAGCCACGACTGCGCTTAGATCCAAAATGGTAGCACTGGTAACTGTGGGTGTTCCTGCACCACTGCCAATAAAATTTACAGCAGTGACGTCACCAGTAGACATTACGAATGTAAACGCATTGGCACCAAACCCATTGCCCTCTAAATTTCCAGACAAAGGACCGCTCAATGAAGCAATGCCACCACCACCAGCTGGCCCTTGTGGTCCTTGTGGTCCTTGCGGACCTCCAGCTGGACCTTGCGGTCCTTGCGGTCCAGTTAGTCCTTGCGGGCCTTGTGGTCCTCTAGGGCCTTGTGGTCCACCAGCAGGACCTTGTGGCCCTTGTGGTCCTGTTGCTCCAATGGGCCCTTGTGGCCCTTGGGGTCCTGTTGAACCTGGTCCTTGTGGCCCTTGTGGTCCTGTTGCTCCAATGGGCCCTTGTGGCCCTTGTGGTCCTGTTGAACCTGGTCCTTGTGGCCCTTGAGGACCAGTTAATCCAATGGGTCCTTGTGGCCCTTGAGGACCAGTTGATCCAATGGGTCCTTGTGGCCCGCGTGGACCGGTTGCTCCTGTGGGACCAGTTGGTCCAGAAGGACCTTGTGGTCCTTGTGGCCCGCCAGCCGGACCTTGTGGTCCTTGTGGTCCTGTTGCTCCGGTAGGTCCTTGTGGCCCTGTAGTAGGAGCAGACCAATACAAATTTCCAGTTCCATCTGTGGCCAAAATCTCTCCGCTTGATCCGCCTGTGATTTTGACTCCAACATTGCTGCCTAGTCGAACTGTGTTAGCATCTGAAAAGTTCACCACTCCATTGCTAGTTAAACCAGTGAGATTGCCCACTGAAGTAATGTTGCCTTGTGAATTGCCGGTAACTGAGTTGGCTAATAGAACATTGTTGTACACATAGGTAAAATTGCTGTCTAATTCAGAAAGCTGGATAGAACCAGTTTGATTGGAAAATTGATATGGAATAGTCATAATTTTGTTCTATTTATGTGCTAGAAACCCAATAGACCAGTTGGCCTGAACTGTTAACCCAAGACACAATTTGTCCTGAGCCATTGATCCAGGGAACACCGGGTGAATTATTTCCAACAATGGGCAAGATAGTTCGCTGAGGAAATATCAAATATCGGTCGAACGCATCAGTGTTGGTATATTGATCCACAGGAGCTTCAAATCTCATACTGGATTGATCAAACGTGGTAAGATTACCGCCGCCAACTTCAAAGTCAAATGATGATCCAACTCCGCTGCCACTGGTTGATGTCTGTGTTACTGCCAGATAGGTGTTACCGCTGCTTAACAATGGAGCAACATTTTGATTTACAAAAATGTAAGTTATTCCACCAAATTGATTGACGTCTGCTACTGTGAGTACAATGTTGTTTGTGCCTGTGACGCCACCAACCGCAGTGCCATTGATAGTGATTTGATCACCAATGGCATAGCCCAATCCGGGACTAAATGCAGTGATCTGATAATGAAGAACGGAATCAAATGTAGTTTCGGCTGGCTCTGGTGTCCATTGTTCAGTTTCACTGTCCCAATGAATACTGAGTAATCTATCCAGTTCGTAACGATCAACTTCAAAATCAACTCGATTCAGTTGATTTTCAAACTGTTCACTGATATTATAAGCAATTTCTTTGCTACGCCCAGGTTGAGTGTAAGCAATAACCCAAGCTGGTGTAAATCCCAACACTCTGCCATTTTCTTGTTTGCTGGTCATCCAACGTGGCAATATCTCGCTTACCTTGCCCACGGAGTCAATGACTTGATCACGCATGTTGATCAAGCTATTGGGATATACTGTGGTTGTAAAAGTGTTACCGTTGTTGACCGGGTACGGCAAGGTTAAATTTTTACTGACACTTTGCCCTTGATCGTTGACCAAATTGTCAATGATGCGGCTGTACACAACTTCATACAACACATTACCGTCACTGTCCAGTGCTCTGGCTGTTTCAATCTGTCCCAGAGTGAGATTTTTTAGATAATGATTGATCGACAAGCTGGTAACATAGTCAGCATAGGTAGCCGCAGTCAATCCGTAGGCATGCCAGTATATCACTGACTTTGCCACACCAAAATTAGCATCGTCGGGACGATAGATGTAGTTGGGTTTGAAAATGTCTGAATTCTGAATCAGGCTATCAATCAGTGCCCGGTCCTCAATGGGCGGCATGGCCTTGATATACAGATTGTTGTAAGGTTCATTGTATTCGCGATTGACTTTGACTGTGAAAGTTTTGAACACACTGATCAATCCGTCGGTGCTGTAGGCTTCGACTGTGAATGTACAGGTCAAGTCAAAAGTGGTTGGATCTGTGGTAAGAAATGAATTGAGCTCATTGTCAAATGTTGTTGTGCCGCCATCCAGAGCAAAGGTGTTGAAACTCACGCGACCTGCTATGATACCACTGGGCAATAACGACAGTCCCTGAGGCAGTTTGTTGTATACCACTGAATCATTCACAGGATATCCTCCTGGTTTGAGTCTGTACAACAGTTCACGCCCGGCTGCGTTTACGGCTCTAATTGTTAATGTGCTGGTGCTACCGTTGTCAATGCTTCCTAGATCACTGTCAGTCAACCAAGTGACATCAGTGTCCACTGGGCCAATGATGTTGATCTCAAACTGATAGGCATTGCTGATTACATCTGGTTCAAAAGTTTTGGCCACTCGCACAAAGAAATTGTATGTGAGTTCAGTGATGCCAAGATTGGGAATATAGCCGTATAGCCAACCAGTTTCTGGATCCAATTGTAGACCTGGGGGCAGTTGATCCCCCGCACTGTCGTTGGCAGTGATGTAGGTAATGGCATCATCGTCGTAATCAAAGCCAATAAGTTGATAGGCAAACCAATTGTCGTTGCGATAGGTTCCCAGTTGGTTACGCACATCTGGTTCAGCGTTGAGAATAATTGGTGGTTGTTGTGTGGATATGTCTGCGGTCAAAAAGGTATTGTCAGCTGTGATATAGGTGGTATCGGCCGTGAAACTTTCACGGGCCCAGATAAAAATACTGAAATCTCGCAAATTGCTGCTTTTGCCATCGGTAATCTCAATGGTAAATGCAAAGTTGGTGCTGGCGCTGTTTTTTGGGAAGTCAAATGGATAACGGTCAAACCCGTAGCGATCAAATCCTGGTATGGCCCCAATTGGCTCCAATGGAGCCACATATCCTGTGATCAAACCTGTACGGCTCAGTGTCAACCCAGGAGGCAATGTGCCAGCGGCCACTTGTACCACTACATCGTCAGTCAAATCGCCGTCGTCAAATTGAAGTTGATATCTGATCCAGTCACCATCATAGCTTTGTAAAATTTGTCCAGCAGGCGTGATAAACTCTGGCACATCTTGTCCAGTGATGGTAAGTTCAAAAGTACGGTCTCTGAATCTATTGACTATCTGTTGACTGTTCACAGTGATCACTGTGTAAGCTCGCACTGTGAACTTTGAAGTTATATCAACACCTACCTGACCAGGCACACCAGCCACAATGGCAATGGTTTTTGGCACGCCTTCCAGCACTCCGTTGTCACGAATTTGGACGCCTTCGGGCAGATTGCCAGCAATTAGCCTAAAAAACACATTGTCGGCATCAGGGTCCGCAGGGTCATACGCAAGCAATGGCACTGAATAAAATATACCTTCAGGTATGGTACCAAGACTGCCTGCATCTGTTACCCATACGGGTTGTGCCATGTCATTGTCTTCCTACAACAATTTCAATGGTGCCTTCAGCACCGTCAAAATCACACAGTGATTTGCCAATCACTGTGCCCAATGTGGGTTGAGCGCAGGCCATTGCTCCGCCTTGGCCATTGCTGATCATTTGATCACCTTTGCGTACAGTGCCTGTGACTCTGGTAGGCACGCGACCTGTCAGTGCGACCACAGCTCTGTGGTCAGCAGTGAGTCCGTTGTTCATGGTATAGCTGGGGTTGGTTGAAATAACACCTGCCACACGCACATCTCCAGATACCAAGCTTTGTGTTACTTCTTTTGTGCCACCAAAAGATACCACAGTACCTGGATCGTAGTCAGCATCTGCTTCGTATACTTCGGCCAAGTCAGCATACAAAGCTGTGGTTGCCTGAGCAAACACTTGATTGAAATAGGTTGAGCTGGAACCAATGTTGCCCACACCATTGCTGCCACCATTCAGTATGGCAATACCGTTGTTGTTGGCATTCACTGACATTGTGCCACCAATGGTCAAATTACCAGCACTGGGTAAAAAGCTAAAAGCGGTTGATGAAGTTCGCACATTGGCTGTTTGTAGTGATCCAGCAGCGCCCACAAACACAGGATACATTGTGGCAGCGGCTGTGTTGTCAGTGGCATTGATAGCTGTGTTAGGACCAGTGGGTCCTTGTGGTCCTGATGGCCCAATGGGTCCAATGGGGCCTTGTGGTCCTTGTGGTCCTTGTGGACCTGTATTGCCAATAGGACCAATGGGTCCTTGTGGACCAGTTGCGCCAGTGGGTCCTTGTGGTCCTTGCGGGCCTTGTGGTCCTGTATTACCAATGGGTCCAATTGGGCCAGTGGGTCCTTGCGGGCCTTGTGGGCCTTGTGGGCCACGCGGGCCAGTTGCTCCAACTGCTCCTTCGGGGCCACTGGGTCCCTGTGGACCTTGTGGTCCTGTAGCACCTGTAGATCCTTGTGCTCCTTGTGGACCGCTGGGGCCTTGCGGACCTTGTGGACCTGTGTTACCAATAGGGCCCTGGGGGCCTTGCGGACCAGTTGATCCTGTGTTGCCGCCAGGACCCTGTGGTCCTTGTGGACCAGTGTTGCCAATGGGTCCTTGCGGTCCCTGTGGACCTTGTGGACCAGCGTTGCCGCCAGGGCCCTGTGGTCCTTGTGGACCTGTGACTGATGGGCCTTGGGGTCCTTGTGGACCAGTTGAGCCTGTGGTACCTTGTGGACCCTGTGGTCCTTGTGGTCCTGTAGCACCAACTTGGCCCACAGCACCGGTCAAGCTAACTGCCCAGCTAGTGTAGCTGCCTGATCCAGTGGTAGATGTGACATCAGCTGACAAAGCGCCGGTACCGCTGTTGTAAGTAAGCACATTGCCAATCATAAACTGAGAAATGGAGTTGGCAATGTTGATTGATTGGTTTAAACTGTATGCCAATCCTGTGCCCACAGTCAAACTTTGGGTTCCTGTGCCAATGGTCAAGTTGGTTGAACTGGTTGTGGTGTAAGCATCGCTGGGTCCTTGCGGGCCTTGCGGACCTTGTGGTCCTGAAGCGCCAGCCGGTCCAATAGGACCTTGTGGCCCTTGTGGACCTGTAGCACCAGTTGGGCCTGCGCCACCTGCTGGTCCCTGGGGCCCTTGTGGACCAGTTGCTCCGTTAGGGCCTTGGGGGCCTTGTGGCCCAGTGGCTCCAGCATTGCCGCCAGGGCCCTGTGGTCCTTGTGGACCTGTAGCACCAGTTGGGCCAATGGGTCCTTGTGGCCCTTGTGGACCTGTAGCACCAGTTGGGCCAATAGGTCCTTGTGGTCCCTGTGGACCTTGAGGCCCTGTAGAGCCACCACCACCGCCTGTGACACCAGTGAGCAGAGAACCGTTACCAATAAAATAGTTGCCAGTTATGTTGCCCGATGCTGTAATACCACTTGTTCCGTCTAGAGTAATTGCCATTGGAAAATTCCTTGAGTTACCTTTATTTATTTTGACCTGCTGTTAGGGCACTATGCTCAGTGTTGACCCTGACGGCACTGTGATGCTGAGTCCACCAGGAATGGTCAGTGGACTGACTCTCATTGCTGACAAACCATCACCAATTACCAAGCTGTTAAGCAAAGTTTTTGGGGTGGCAAACACCCCATTGGTAATGACTTCTGCGCCAGTGACAGTGGCCACATTGGCTGTGCCGCCCACAGCAAATACCACATTGCCATCGGCCACTGGTATATTAACATTGCTGGTGCCGTTGGCAATGCTTTGTCCGCCTCCGCCGCCTCCTACACCAGTCAAAAACGCCCCGTTGCCAAAATAATATGTGGCAGAAATGTTGGCAACAGCAGTGATATTGCCGCTTGCGGTCACTGCTAAAAAGTTAGCACCTGTACTGGTAAACACTCCAACATTGGATACACCATCCACACTGACTGTGACATTGCTGTTGGCCGCTGGTATTCTGACATTACTGGTTCCATTGGCAATGCCAGTTACGCCTCCAGTGGCGTACAATTCTGTGAAATTGTCGTTGGTTTTTATAAACGCTGTGCGTATGGGATCGCCCAAGCCATCATTGGGTGCGGAACCAACGTTGATTATTTGCTGAGTCATGCTGCCTGTCCTCTGGTGTATTTACCAGAGCAAGCTGACTCTATCAAAAGCTAAATTGCGAAACTGCTGCCGCACCCACAGGTGCTGGTTGCATTGGGATTGTTGATCACAAAGCTGGATCCCATGATGTCGTCTTTGAAGTCTATTTCAGCGCCTTCAAGATACTGCATGCTCATGGCATCAACCAGTATTACAACAGAGTCTTCTGCGAACTCAAAATCGTCATCGTTTTTGATTTCGTCAAAGGTAAACCCGTAGCTGAATCCAGAGCAACCGCCGCCCTGTACAAATATGCGTAGTTTTAGATCAGGATTGCCTTCTTCGGCAATGAGCTCTTTGAGCTTGCTCACAGCATTGGTTTGAATGTTCATAAGCGTTCTGAACAAATGTCCCAGTTGATAATGCGCCAAATGTTGTCAAGATATTTTTCTTTTTCCCACTGATAGTCCGTGGCCCAAACATGCTCCCACCAGTCAATCAGCACACAGATATCTGTGCGTACAGCATGATTTCTGATGGTTTTGATCTCTCCACTGGTACTCAAGTAAACCCATCCTGATCCCTGGATTTTCATTGCTGTTTCTTTCACAGCGTCTTGAAATGCTTCGTAGCTTTTGAATTTGCGTTCAATCAGTTCCAACACAGCACCCCGGGGGCGATTTGTGCCCTTGGGTGGTTGTAGTTGTGGGAAAAATTTGTTGTGTAAAAAGCTACCTGCACGATTGAAATCAGCATCACCTTCGCCAGCGTTGTAGCGTTTGGCGTAGCCTTTGGCTAGATGCTCGTAATGATAGTTGATACTGTCTGCACTCAGCACAGGTGCCAACTCGTCAGTGGCATAGGGCAGAGGAGTGGTTTCTAGCTTGGCCGGTTTGGTTGATGCTTCTACAATGTTGATGTGATCTCGCATGAAGATATTTATTGAAAATGCGAATACACACTGACTTGACTGGTCACAAAATCGCTGCTGGGTCGGTACAGACAAAAATCAAGATTGTTTCCTAGCAAAACATTGTGTTTGAGATTCATCCACGGTGCAAAGTTAATCAAATCAAATTTGCGATTTTTAATAATCCACAGTGTATAGGTGCTGTCTGATTTGTCTTTGTGAAAATTATGATGATGTTTGACAGCAGTTTCCAAAATTCCTGGCCTAGATTCACACTGTTGAGCCAGCTCTTGTGTGTCTCCTGCTATTTCCCAACTCCAATAGTCGCCAGTGTTGGCAATTTGCTCAGGCCAACTTGTGTAAATTTTCACACTGGGTTTGGGAAATTTTTTACGCCATTGAATAAAATCATCCATCAGCATTTGCGCTTGTAATGGCTGTTCGTCGTGCCATGTTCCATTACTGACATAGTCTAGTCGCAAATAAGGCTGATTTTGACGATTCCAAATTTTAAAGTACAATACTTTCTGTAATTGATTGATTGAAAGTTTGGCTGCTAAAACTTCGTGTAGTTTTTGGTCAGTATCAATCAACAATGGATTGTCCAACAAGCTCAAGGGGGTCGGTGTTCTTTCCAACATCAGCACAGGATATTGCTGTTCTGGATCGTGCGAAACAATTGATGTGGCAAATGCTCTACTCATACCAGTAGCTTGATCCAGCTGCCCATCACTGTCTCGAGATATCAACGCTGGATATTGCCATGATTCTGTTAGTGCTGTTCTACACATCATGAGATAAAAAGCCAATCTTTTTTTAAGATTGTAATCCAGCGAGTCTGCGTTGTAGAGATAGTCAAGATGACTGCGCCAATTGTGATTGTATGTATTGATAAAACTGGTGTAGGACATTTTGCCATAAAACAAAATTCCGCCCAGAGTTTTCAGCATAGTCACAATGCCCGTTTTGGCTCCTTCAATGCCAAATACAACCCTTAAAGCATTGGTTTGTATGCTCAAACAATCGTCATGATTGATCAACCCAGCATTGATTTGAGTAGGTACAAAATCTGTCATCGTCTTCTCACAATGCGTCCGCGGGTCAAGTCGTAGGGACTAAACTCAATCAGCACCCGATCGCCCAACAAAATTTTGATATCGTTTTTGCGCATGCGACCTGAAATGTAGCCTATCACTGGTGTGGTCAGATTGTCTATTGCGATTCTAAACATGGTATTGGGCAGCACATCCACCACTTTGCCTTCCAGCTGAATTGTTTCTTCCTTGGCCATTTCTACTAGTAATTATGAAAAAGAGAGTTCAGCAGTGATTTTCTGTAGTCGTTCAAATCTAAAACTGCGCCATTCCATCAGTTCAAGATCAAACACACGCAGGCTATGCGGGTCGGGCTCTCGTCGAGATTTTGATTCACGCACTATACCATCCACTGCTGTGCTATTGGTTGCTGCTTGGGGGTGTTTAGCTGCGGGAATAAAGTCCCAGTTTAGAGTACATTTCATGTGTCTCACAGTATTATCAGCCTTGACAAAAGTCACTGTGACAGGTTGTTTTTGTAGCAGACTGCGTACCCAATCGCGTATGATGGCTTTGTTGGCATCATCAGCTTCTTGATACTGTGTACCCGGAGCACCTTTGAGCAGGCGCACCACTTCTTGCTGATCCCAGGCTTTAATTAGATTGACTAAATTGATTGACATAATAAATTATCCACGACGCATGCGAGAAATATCTGCGGCTTCTTCTTGACTGAACACTGGCACAGCATTGCTCTTGTGGAGCGTGGCAATACCCATCACCTTGGTACCAGTGTACACTTTGGTCACAGGAGCAGTGACATGCGGACCACCGGTGTCTACACTGGGCAGTCGTGGCCCTGTGTCACGACCTGGGGGCGTGGTCAATTTGTAAACAGTGTGAAGTGGTTCAAACATTCGACTCATTTTTTTCTTTGATTCAGGCACAGCCCATTTGGTTTTTAAATTTTGCCAGTCTGCTGCCAGTTCACGTGCTCGGCGAGCTTCTTCGGCATTGCGAAATTTATGACGACCTTTTTTCTTGCCCGTGAGAGTGAGAGCGGGTCCACAAAGATGCATGGTCATTGCTGTCGGGCCTTTCTACAAGCTTCGCGCATGGCAGGTGAGAAGTCGGGAGAGATTTCGCTCCAGGTACAGTCAATCTTTCGTACTTGGGGGGTATTTGCTGCATTGTACACGATTAATACAAAACAGCCAATGGCCAGCAGTATGGCCACAACCAATATCAGCACGTCACGTATCATTGCCGCAACAGTTCCATGGTATGTTCAACGTCACGCATGTGAGCCACAGGTCTGAGCCAGCCGTGGCGGATACATTCGTGAATGATCTTTGCATAGTTACTGGGGCAACTAGAAGAGACCTCAAAACTGGCCCTGGGCACCATTTTGATGCCATCGGGCGAGAACGAGAAATCTGCATCATTGTGCCGCAGCGTTCGGTGGGGACGACTGGCTGTGATCTTAATCATGTCTGTATTGTAGCAGATCAGACATTATTGGTCAAGTAACACTTTTTACTTAAACAAGATCAGGGCCATCAGCACTGCCTGTACCATAAAGCCAACACCAATGGTTATGATATTAAGCATGTCCTTGAGCACAATGGCACGGAAGAAAAGCATGGTCAACCCTGCCCAGAGAAAGCCCACAATGTCCAGGCTAGGAGTTCGATCGCTGAGTCCGGTCATAATGGCCAGCATGGTTGGCACCAGGGCGCAGTTAAACAAGATCACTGCCAGCCAGCCCAGTGTTTCAGCTGAGATTTTGGCAAAGTATTCACGCACAAAGTTGCGTACCACATCTACCATGGGTAACCAATTCATACACGTTCTCCGTAAAAAATATGACGTCCAATTTTTTCAATTCTGGGCAGCTTCCAGCCAGGGTTGACATATTCCGCGTGATAATACATAGCATTCTTTAGACTGGGCAGACGAAAGTGCTCAAACAACACTCGCTTGGCCACTTCTTCGCTTTCTTTATACATCGGAGTATGAATGGCTCGGACTTTGTGAGTACCTTCGCAGAACCAACTGAATTGGCATACAACCTTTTCGTAGATTATGTTTTTTTGATATACCACTCCACAAACCGTATTTGGAAACTTGCCACTTTCCACTCGATTCAGTGTGACCTGAGCCACTGCCACTTTGCCTTCAAAAGGCTCTGACGCAGCTTCCCAGTAAATGTTGCGAGTCAAACAGTCCAGTTGACGCATTTTGTCGTCAACATTGGTCACCGTGGTAGGCAAACTCTGTTTGTATTCGCGCAAGGAATTCAGCTTGTGTGTGGTCACCCATACAACCATGCTGATCACCAACCATAGGCCCAAAGCTTTGAGCAGCCGGTTGCTCCACGTGATAATATTGGCTACAGTTTTTTCTTTCATGGTAGTTTTACTTACTCCGCTTGGCCCAAGATCCCGGATAGATCAAATCAAAATTGAATGTTTTGATCGTTAACTGCGTAGATTATAACACAGATCCGGACATTTTACAAACTGGAATGGGCAACATCTTGTGAAGATTTCTAGATCGGATTTGTTGATATCGGCGCAGTTGTCTTTTTTCTGCGGCATTCAAACCTCGAAACTCTGCGTCATCGTGATCCAAGTTGTCCAAATACATGGCTCTTTCCAGCTCAGGATAGGTCATGCCCAGTTGCCCTTCATCGGTGCGACCATCGTCCCACAAACCGTCAGTGGGTTCGGCGTCAATGATTTCCTGTGGCAAACCCAGTTCACGACCCATGTCCCACACTTCGGTTTTGAGGCAGTCACCAATGGGGCTGATGTCTACTCCACCGTCACCGTACTTGGTAAAAAAGCCCACACCAAAGTCTTCCACCCGGTTGCCTGTGCCTACCACAATGCCACCGTGGCTTTGAGCAATTTGATACAAGGTCATCATGCGCAATCTAGCACGGGAATTGGCACTGGCCAACTTGTAGGTATCGTAGGTGTCATCCTCAATGTTGCAGAAAGCATCCACTTTCTTTTCAAACGCAGAGAACACCGAAGACAGGTCCATGCTCATGTGTGTTACATTGCTGGCATGCCGTTGCAGCAACCATGCGGCCTGCATCGAGCTGCGATTGTCTAGCTTCTTGTTTTGGCGGATGGGCATTTGAACCACAATGGTTCGCAGGCCTGTTCTAGCACACAAAGCACTCACAACCGACGAGTCAATGCCACCTGAAATTCCCACCACAAAAGTGTTGATTTTGGCACTGCGGGCATAGCTCCGGAGCCACCGCACAATGTGACTGATGCGTTGCTGTGGTGTCATTTTTGTGTTTTTATTGGAGGCATGCTCTTGAGCTTGTTCCACATTTCGGCTTTTTGTTGGCATTTCTTTTCCAGTTTGCGATAGCGTTCACCCAGTCGGCGCAGTTCATCCCACTCTTTTTCCAGTTCAGGATTGGGCACCAGCATGTTCAATCGCTGTTCGACCTGGGTCATCCAGTCTAGGAGACTGCGGTCACCTAGTTTGATGTCAGGATTTGGACCAGTGAGTCGGATCTGTCCAGCCTCTTCTGGTCTCACATTCCAGTTATAAGAGCCGCCAACAATACTGCCAACCCCTGTGGTATTTGTGGTATACACAATGCCCGTTGTACCATTGCTGCCAGCAATGGTTCCCATGGCACCGTTGCCGCCAAGGTTAATGGTGTTCCAATCCACACTGTAAGATGGGCTGGTCAAGTCAGGTACATCAACTGATACCGAATCGATATCAACTGTTGGTGTGTTAGACATTTTACTTGGCCGCCATGGCTTCTTTTTCTGCGGTGATTTCTTTGCGCCGCTCTTTGATTGCTTTGCTCATTTCTTGTAGAGCTTTGCGAGCTCGAGCAGCAGCAGCCTTGACACCTTTGTCGGCAAACTTGGCATTCTCGGCCAAGTATGTTTCATATGCGGCTTTGATTTGTTCGTGATTGTTCATGATAGAATACTCCTTGAAGTTGTCACAGTATATAAGCCTGCTGCCGCTGTGTCAACAATTATTATACTCTAATGTGACAACGACGCCAAGTGTCCCATATGGTCACTGAGTCCCAATCGCCTGACCAGTTTACTCTAAAAAGACTCCAACTGCGGTCGTCGAATATGCGCATTCGGGCACCTGTGACCTGGACTGAGGCAGTGGGATTGTTTGAATACCACTGCTTGAGTTGTTGTTCAGCTTGGGGATTGTGTAGGTATATGATGTAAAGAGGTTCGGATTGGAGAGTGCGAGACATATCAAGGCATGTCAGGATGCCGTTTTTATTTACATCGCTGACTCAAAAACCCAGCAAAAAGCGGCCTCAAGGGCCGCTGTGATGTGAACCGCTGAGCAGAATTAGGCCTGGCTGGGCTCTTCCTGAGCTGCCTTGGCACGAGCTTTGATAGCTTCCATGCTGGGCTTGGCCTGAACCTTGACTTCGCCTTTCTTGGCCAGCTTGGCTTTTTCAGCCAGTTTGTTGCTGACAGCAAAGCCAGCATCACCTTCGGTAATGCCCAACTGCTGGAGATGCTGAAGAGCCTCCAGCTTGGTCATGGGCTGGGGCAGCTCAACCAAGTTGATATTGGTACAGTTGTTTTTGGTCAGAATCTTGACACGGCTGACCATATCGTTGGCAAAGCGTGCCTTGGTGGTGCCATCAGGATTGGTAGCAGTACCTGCCACGGTAAAAAGTTTTTCAGAAGCCATAATGATGTTGCCTTTCAATGTTGATAAAATATGCTGCGGTTCACAGCTGACCTAATTGTAGCACGAGAACTGATTGGTGTCAATCCAAATGCCACAAAAAGATTGGGATAGTTTTACCGAATGTTTCCTGATCGAATCATGGATTCAAACAGGTCCCACAGACGGTTAAACTTGTGTTCGTAGTAGTTGGCCAGGGCTTGCCAGTCTTCGTTGGTCACATCACGTTCACTGTACATTTTGATGTCGTCAGTGACCTTCCAGCAATCCAGCATCCACTGTTCCATGTCAAAACGATCATTGAAACGATCACGCTCAGGGCTGGCAGTAGGGGTAGTTTCTTCAGTCATTACAATACCTTCACACGATTGAGTTGAGTCAAGTTGTCACGATGGGCCTTGACCGAGCCCTGAACACTGAGCCATCGACCAGCGTCAATGCCTTCGCGATAGCTGAAGAACACAGGCTGATCCTGATCAGTGATGCCTTTGATAAACCAGCAGCCGTAGTTCTGGCTGAACACTGCGCTGAGCACTTCCACCTGAACAGTGACTTTGCCACCAGGTTGACCAATGTAGCCACCACGAGCAAACTTCACACGCTCGTCGCTGGTGGCACGTTTTTGGCTGCGAGCTGCCACGCTGGGCAGGCTGGCCACAATGGCCATTTCATAGCGATGAATAGCAGTGTCAAACTCCTGCTCCACAGCCAGCACCTTGCTCACGGCCTGATCAAAATCCGTGAGTCGACCTTTGATGGCACGAAAAGTCAGGTCGTTGCGCAGAAAGTTCAGGGCTGCCTGGCCTTGCTCGCGATCTTGGTCTGTGATGGCAGCAGCATTGACCAGCAGCTCAAGCATGACGTCGCGATTGCGGCGCTTGATGACATTGGCTCGTTGAGCCACTGGATCCCACTCGGTTTGATCCACTTTGACATACTCGCCGTTCACACGCTGAGCAGCGGCAGCAGCGGCCCAAACCAGATCCACGGAATGTTGAACGCCTGAGGGCCGAGCGCTGGTCCTGCCACGACCGTAGCCATAAGGGTTGCGACGAGCCAGGTTGCGATGGCTGTGGTTGCTGTCACGCGGATCCACATCGTCGGCCTGACCCAGGCGTTTGACTTCTTGATCACTCATATTGCTAACGTCTACAAATCCCGACATCACTGACTCCTTGTTGCTGTCTATGCTCAAATTATAGCAAAATAGCCAATATTGGTCAACCAAATCAGGCCGGCGCAAACAGACGACCCATTTCGTTGAACACCACGCGGTAGGCACGAAGTTCTTGACCAGTGAGTTCCTCGCGGTTGCTGGGCACAGACATGAACTCCAGGGTCTCAAGCAGCCCGGGCAAACAGTTGTTGGCTTGGACTTCTTGAACGATTTCCAGGGCTTGAGTAAAGTTCATTGCTGACTCCTTTGTTGCTTACTATGCCATTATTATAGCAAATTGGCCGATATTGGTCAACCAAAAAATCATGCTAAAAATGCCAACTATTTCACTGTGGCACAAAAACAACACTAGTTTTTAGTACATTATTTGGCAGATTTCGGCGTTGGGCCAGCCTGTTTGTTGGTATTTTGAGAACCTAATTCCTGGCCAAAAGTCTGTCTGGCAAGCTGAGCTGCCATGCTGCGTTGTCTGTTTATGTTGGGAGGAGTGCCTGTGCCAAGGTCATCGTGGCTGAACACACCATACAGTCGGATCACAGGATCAGCACCACCTTCCAACACATACACCAAACTGAGATCATGCGTCAAATGAGCATGTTTGATCTTGGGTATGGCCATGGTAAAAAAACCTTGGGATTTGAATGGTTTGTCGCTGGCACCAAAATTGGCAGTGGGATCCTGAGATTTGACCTGTAAGAACTGTGCCAACTTGTTTTTCAAACTGGCATTGTTACGGCTGCGGCTTTGCCAGGTTTGATTAAACAACGCACCGGTTTGAAACTTCACCATCACTGACCCACAGACAGTGATTCCAGCAGTTGTTGGGCAGTCATGGGCTGACTCCACTGGCCGCTGCGGTGTTCACGCAGAATTTTTACCAAATCTTCGCTGGCAAATCCTGTGTCATTGTTGCGATCCACAGCTTCAAAAAGTTGCGTATGGCTGGGCTGTTGAACTTCTGAAATTTTCATAACAGTATTTACCAGGTGTCACCAGGCACAGCACTGCTGATCGCGGTGGAGTTTTTGATCAGCTGCCAGTGCTGAGAACCAGGGTGCGAGGATCTTCAGCATCAGGACTGAAGTCTTCGATGAAAACGTGATGATCATCGCCGCTGTCGCGGATACAGGCATTGGCGGCAATCCACAGGGCTGCCCAGGTCGAGCCATTGATGCTACAGCTCACAGGATTCTTGCCCCAGTGATTGCGGTAGACCACACGATCTGCACCTTCAAATGGATGCCGATCGGAGAGATTGTCTGCTTCATACACACTCCACACAGAGTGATCCATGCCCAGCTGCTGGCCCACATCATCGTAATGGTCCTGCTTGCGATCGCTAGCGGCCGTGTCCTGTTCGTAGGCCGAGGCCAGGCCCTTGCGAATTTCGCTGGCACCGTGAGCCAACTGTTTGAACAGCTCGGGATTGATCACATCTTCCAAGCGCCGAATGGCGCTGTCCAGTTCCCAAAGGCCGTTGTGAACAGTCTTGAATTCTTCAGCAGTGAGTGTGGGAGAGAAATTCATAAAAACTCCTTAGTGAAGGTCAACTTGAACTTGGCGAAAGCCTTGGGCGTCTGTGACCAGGCCAGTGGGCATAGTTTCGCCGTGATGTTGAGCCATGCGGCGCTGGTGGCTCAGTCGGATCAGAGCAGTC